TGTTGAGTCTTCTTGTGGGGCTGAGTCATCGGCACTCCATATTACTGCCTTGAACTGTCCTGTGGTAGGGAATGTTTCTGTTGTTGTGATTGTTAAGGAGGTTCCAACATCAGAAAGTTGTGATGTTAGTGTCCCCTTACTGAAATTTTTGTATTCCATATTTAATCTTCGTGTTTATCTTTATAAGTCCAATTTGCAGAATTCTTTACCTTTCTTCTCCACGAATCTATAATGTGCCAAAGAATTGTGAAAGTATTTCTTACATAAGCCCATATATTCCATAATATACTTCTTGTAATTGATACAAAATGGAAGATAGCCCATCTAATCGTTCTTGTTGTGCTTATAAAGTTATTTATACACCACCTTATTGTTTTTGTTGTGCTGATATAATTATTTACATTCCATCTAATTGTTCTTGTTGCACTTATAAAACTATTTATTGCCCACCTAATTGTTCTTGTTGCATTTATATAATTCAATATGTTCCATCTAATCGTTCTTGTTGAGTTGACATAACCTTCTATATTCCATTTAATCGTTCTATAAGCACGGACAAAAATATTGGTCTTTGTGTTTCCTATAGTTTTATTTCCTATTGTGTGGTTGCCTATCATATAGCAGTTGTTTCACCTCTTACGCCGAACTCTGTTGTGTCATTACCGTAAGCAGTTGCACTGGCGGTTACAATTCTCTTAATCCAAAGCCCTCTATAAGAACCATCATCCAAATTACCCATATCTGAACCACTTGCTTCTCCAACTGCTGACACCCAACTTCCAGAAATAGAAGCTGGTGCTGTGTCTTCATTTGCTATTGTAGCCATTTCAACATCAGCAGCCTCATTTGCTACTGCCACTTCGATAGAAGTATCTCCTGAAGTTGTTTGACTTTTGATATAAGCAATTGCAGCTTGTAAGGTTAAGGTATGTCCATTCTCATTCTTGATATAAACTCCTCTATACTTTGTGCTTCCTGCTGACGCTTCTGCTGCGTCTACTTTTGCAAATAAATTGTATAGGTTATCGTCAGTCATCTCAGTAGTAGAAATAACTCCACCCAAAGAAGCATTTGGGTCGGTATTCGCACTACCTCCTGATAAATAAACCTTTATATCTGTTGATTCTATTACTGCCATAATTATTTTATTAAATTATTAAATTCTTTTTCCCAAATGTCTCCAACCTTTTTAAGTGAGTATGTTGGAAAGCATACTTTTTCTTGTTTTTTTAATATGTCTTTTCTTAACTTTTCATCTAAGATTAGCTTCTCTATTCCTTCATACCAGTTATCATTTTCAATCGTATAAGGTGCCACATTTTTATATGGTGCCATATTAGATGCTATCGCTGTTGTTCCTACTGCGGTGTATTCAAGTAATTTAATTATAGATTTACTTTCATCAAACTTATATCCTTTAACAGGCATTAACCCTATATCTAAGTCTGCTCTTTGTAATACCTTTGGGTGCATTTCTGGTGGGTAGAAAGGTATGTGAAGAAACTTTTTAAGGTCAAGTAATTTTCTGTATAGTTCTAACTTCATTGAACTAATCTTCTCATCTTTCTCGTCAGCAAATCCTATACTATTTTTAAGTGATTCTTCATATCCATCAGCTTCAAGTGGTCTTGCTACAAAACCTTGTAAGATAAACTTGAAGTCATACTTCTCTTGTAGTTTTGCTACATCATCAACAATCATTAAAAGGTCTTCTAAATGGTTTGAACCTCCTGAAAAGCCTATATTAAGTTCTTCATTATTTGGTCGCTTACCCCACTTCTCTAAATCTAATGCGTTAGGAATTACCTTAACATTATCATGTAATCTGCTAACCATCTTTTTTAATGGTTCAGTGCTAACAGTAACCATGTCTGCTTCTAAGATAGTATCTTCTATTACTTGTTGATACTTATTCTCAAAACTTTTCTGTGAAGGGTTTGTGTCAGGTATGTTCCATACATCATCATCTATCTCATAAACAACCTTAATCCCCGCTGCTTTACATCTCCATAGTAATCCCATAAAAGGTCTATTATATGCTCGTGAGAAGATAACTATATCTGCATCTTTTATCTCGTCCCACCTATCTCCTTCAAGAGAAGCATACTCTATCTGATGTCCTCTTTCTTTTAATTCCATTAAAGGAACATGAGTTCTTACATGGAAACAACCATTTGTGACTCCCGAATTATTGTCTAATATAGCAAATATTTTCATAAGTAGTTTTCTATTTTTCTTTTAATACCAGTTGGTGAATAATCTTTATGTCTATTAACATAAAACTCTCTTACAGCTGCTCTCATTCGCTCCATATCTCGCTCCAGTTCTCTTTTCTTTGTGATATTGGACTTTGATAAGTACCAATCTTTAGCAGCCCCTAAGGAGAGATAACGGTGGAATTCTCTTTCAACTTTTGGTTCATCTCCACTATCAGAAAGTTCTGTAACGCTATTAGATGTTTCAATGATAAGTCCTGCTGTTTTAGAATAATCGGGGGTTGGGGTTAATATTACTGACCTACCTAACATCTGATACTTTTCAGGAGTTCCGTCTTCTTCTTCTTCTGGCATTCTTTTATTACTTATTGGTTCTAGTTTAATTGTGTCTCCATCTTCATTTAATATACTTACTCTGTGTATTTGTCTTGCAGTTGTTGGCAATTGATAGTCTGCTTTGTCTGCTACTAAATCAGTCGTTGCTATTGGAAGATAGTCTACACCTTCATCAAAAATCCAACTATTGTCATAATTCCATATATAAGAAACCAACTCATCATAATAGCGATTTAAGTTTCTAGTAATATTTGTTGTGCTATATTGTCCTGATACTGTATTCGCAAGAAAGAGAGTATCAGTTTGCAGTGATGTCAGATTCATTGTTGTTTTTATTTAATTTGCTAATTCCTGCCCCACGAATGGGGCAAGGATTAGAAAACTAAGTAGTCAGTAAAGCACATAGGAATCTTTCAGCATTCTTAGTAAATACTTTAGTTCCATAAACGATAGAAGTAACAACGTTAGTTCCAAGTTTATTTGGTACATCTTTGAAGTGTACTTTTGGGGGCATTTGAACCACCAATCCTACTCTTTTAGATTTTCCAAAATATGCTAATGAACCACCAGTGTTGTTTCCTGCAGTAGGTTGGAAAAGGTTGTTGGTAACATAAACCTTGAATCCAAGGAAGTTTCCAGCATAACCATTTCTAAGTGTAGTATCTGCTACACTAAATCCTTTGTCTGCAGCAATCATCTCAATTTGTTGAGCAACTGATGGGTCAATTGCGGCTACCCAATCTCCAGCTTCTGAAACGTTCTTAGCACGAAGTTCCTTTCTTGCTCTTGAAAAGAGTTCGATAGGACTTATAGCACTGACAGTGGTATCACCATCATGAACTTTAAGGGCGGACATAGCAGAAATGTTAGCGAAAGCAGCGGTGACGGCTATTCCTTCAACACTGTTTGCTGTGGCATTAGCTGCTAAATAAAGTCCTGCTCCTCTTCCTGCTGTTTCAAATGTATCAGAATCAATTTGGTCTTTAAGTTGGTATGCTTGGTCGTCAATGATATCCATTGCGTAAGCATATTTTGATTGAAGATTATTGATATCATCTACATATGTAGGTGAAACTTTGAATTGGTCAACATTGAGTGTGTCCTCTTTTGCAGAAGCACCTTGTGCTGAGAAGATAGTTCCTGGCGTATAATCTGCGACTATTGCATCTTCCATGTAAGGCTGAGTAATAGCATCTCCATAGCTTAATGAAGCCTCAAATTTTGTGTCAGCAATAGCTTCAGAGACAAGACTTTTCCTCAAAGGAACCTGCATCATGTTAGCCCAAATTGTTGGGTTTAACGCAGTTAAACTAATGTCTGTCATATGCTGTGATGTTAGGCATAATTTTTATTCCTTACCCTTCAAGTAGTCGTAATACTTGGAAATCTCATCAATAGAGGCTCTTTCAATATCTTCTCCACTCCATTGATTGTATGGTTTTCCTTCAGTAGATTGACGACTTGTCGGTTCGGGAGTTTTATTTTCTCTTTCGACTTTTTCCCGTTTTGCTTTAATAAGTAAATCAACATCCTCATTCTTGGCTGCTTCTAACGGGGATATACCAAGTGCCTTAGATTGTCTAAAGATTAAATCTACTTCTTCAGAAGAATAATCTTTTAAGGCATGAACAGTTCTTGCAACATCTTCAACAGAACTTGAAGGGTCTGCCTTGGCTTCTTCAACTTTACTTTCTAAATGTTCAAGTCGTTTAGCTTTGGCTTCAGCCTTTTTGGCTCTTTCGAATAATTGCTTTTCCCTGTCCGTATACTGAGGTTTTGATTCCACATTTTCTGATGTGTGGTCATCTGGTTGATGTTCTTCTTGAGAATCATCTTCGGAGTTTTGTGAGTCCTCCAACTCTTTGTTTTCTTTATCCATATGTTTATGAGGTTGGCACCTCTAAATTATTTTAATTATATTCGTTTAATATTGACTTCTCGCTTTTTGGTTGAAGTCTGTTAATAATCTGTTTCAATTTTGTTATCGCGTTCTTTCTTCCTTGCAACTCTCGGATAGTTTCTACGCCTGAAACTGTATCTAATTCTTCGACCTTTTGTTCAAGCATATAAATAACTATCTTTGATGCTGTGGAATTTGCTAATTCGTCTATTCTCTTTTCCCATTTTTCTTCTTTCATACTTGCATATTACCACCAACAGCCTGTGCTCCTTGTGGTATGTTAGGTGGTCTACTAATACCTCCTCCTTTCACTTGTCCTACTTTCTGTGCCATCATTTCTTGTTTATCCACTCCTCCTCCATCTAAGTCTTCTATCTGCATTCCCATTGATTCAAGAATTTTAGTGAATATTCTTCTCTTTCCTGGATTTGTTAATACTTCTGGGTCTTGCTGGAGCATCTGTAAAATCATTGAATTATTAGCAGTTTGGACTTGGATGTTCTTTGATTCTCCTGTAATAACAATATCTACTTTATATTTAATATCTTTATAAGCATTCTTTGGAACCAAAATATCTTCTTTCTTCTTCTTAACTTTTTCTGTAATTGTTTCCTTCATGATATCATACTGGTCTTTTGAAGGAATTTTATTATTCTTCTTAATGAATTTAAATACCTCTTCATTGGTTTTTGATATTGCAATAAGTCTATTCCACTTTTCTAAATCTTCACCTACTAGCTTAAGATAATGTTCTCCTTGCTTCTTGAACATAGGAATAACATCTTCATAAATAATATCTTTGATAGCCATTGCGATGTTTTCCTTAATTCCTTCAAAATAACTCATCGTCATGCTGGTCGCTATCTGTGTAGAACCTAACGGAGTTCCTGCTGGTGGTCTTTCTCCTCTAACAACATCATGAGTTAAAGTTATCTCATCTCTTATTCCAGACCATTTCCTTTCTTCTAAATCAATAGAACTTAAAGCCCTGTCTTCGGTTGGAACTCTCTCAATTCTATCCATCGCTGTTATAACATCACCATTAGATAAATCTTGCAGTAAGTTCTTTTTAACATTATCATCTCTTGAAAAATATAGATTTAGTGTAGAAAAGTATGAACTCTTTACCCTTAGGTTTACAAGTTCGTTAATTCTCATTTGCGGGTCTGATAGTATTTCTACTCTTCCCATTCCAAGCCATCTTCCTGGCATTTTCTCCCAGTGTATTTCTCTGTAAGGGATAGAATCTACTTCTTCTTGTTCTAGTATAACACCCCCAGAGCCTATATTCCACCTTTCTAAATCAGATTGAGTAACATCTCTTCCTTCTGGAATGAATGCTATTGTTCTCATAAACTTATGTTCAGACGGACTTCCATCACTTATCTCTTCTTCAGTGAGTTCTCCATATCTTTCAACTATTCTGATATAAGGTTCTTTTGTTTCTCTCCAAGCAGTAATTACCTCTTCTACATTATTCCACCCAGTTTGTCTTAATTCATAAGGAGTGTATCGGTGTTGTTCTATAATGTAAGCTGCTGATTTTAGAGAGTCTGCACTTTGTTCTACTATAAAGTTTCTTAAATCAACTATATGAAGATTGTCTTTTGCTTTTTTAAGAACGACACTTCCATATACTGATACATTGAAAAAAATGTCATTAAGAGTCCTGCCGAATCCACTTTCCTTCATCCAATGTCTTAAATCTTTCTCCATTAACCAAGACCAGATAGAGTTTTGTCCTCCTACTGGAAGAATCATAATATCTTTGGTATCAAAGTCTATTGCCTTAGCACTAGTATAACAAGGTCCTTTAACTATATTAAAAAAGTATTTTCTAAATCCTTGGCTATCATACTCTCCTTTTTCAAAGCGTGAATTGTAAAGACGGATAATATCTTCCAATGTCTGCTTTTGATTATACTTGTAGTGAGGTGTAATCTGAATAGACTTTTCTTGAAAGTCATTTACCTCAGTTTTTATACGATTAAAAATTCCGTCCATTTTATATGTATTCATTATGTATTATATTTCTCCTTACCGTTTCTTTTTGTGTTTGTGGAGCCATTACCCCCCAAACGCATAATGCTAACGCAATCACACAATCATCATGTCTATTTTTTGGTGCTGAATAAGTTGTCATTCCAGATTCTTTCTTGGTATAAGTATATCTTCTCAGTTCATCTAATAATATTTCATCATTCGGGATTGTTATCATTCCTTGTTCTATATAGATTGATAACTTATCTATAAGTTGTTCTTTCGCTTTGTTTGTGTATATTCTGTAATCTTCTACAAATAATTTTCTTTTTAAGTCTTGAACTACTGGGTCTCCTGTTCCTGTTCCATCAATTACACATTTAGCGTAATTATATCTTTTTGCTGCTAAAACTATTCTTTCTTTTTGTAAGTTATAATCTATATCCTTAAATCTATCTATGTAAACAACCTTTAAGTTGGTTCTATCCATCGCCATTATAACTGTGTAATCTTCGTGCTTGGCTAAATCAATGCCTAGTATATATCCTCTTCCATCTACTGGCTCCTCACCTCTGTAATCTTCTACAACATTATCTATTCCTCTAAAAACAGAACCAGCATCAGATAAAAACTTGGCTTCCCACTCTTGCTCAAACACTCGTTGTGGGGTTTCTCTCTTTAACTTTTCCCAATCATCTTTTGACTTGAAAACATGTTGGTTGATATATGACGGAAAGTGGAATCTTCCTCTTGGATTATCTACCCATAAGTCATAAAACCAGTTCTGTCCTCGGGGTGTAGAAATCATTATGACCTTTCCGTCTCTATCCATTGTTGTAGGTTTCAAGTATTGCTGCCAAATCTCTCTGTCAACAACTGCTGCCTCATCTAAGACAATTAAATCAGTAGACCTACCAAGCATTCCTTTTGGGTTCTCCACAGAACGACATTCAATTATTGTTCCATTGTCTAATGTAATTGTAGGGTGCGGTTTTCTAACTAGTTTAAATCCTTCTGAGCCAAATATCTTTCCAAGGTTTGCCAGTATTTCTTCAAAAACTATCTGTGTAAGACTAAAATCTGGAGCAATTATCCATATTCTCTGGTTATCTTCCAATGCCTTTTTAGTGGCTTCATAACCAGCGTATTTTGTCTTTCCAAATCTTCTCCCTGCACAAATAACTTTTAACTTGGACTTATTCTTAATCAGTTTCTCTTGTCCTTTATGTGGAACAAATCCTATCTTCTTTTGTAATTTTTCATCACTTATCATGTAGGTGTCTTTCTAATTTATAATACTCATTATCAACATATGTTTCAGGTGTCTTGCAATCTGTTGGTAGATATTTAACCTTATCTCCAAAGATATAAGGAAAACTTATCTGGTCTCGTGAAGAGTGTGCACATATCTCTGCCCACCATGCTTCACATAATCTTCTCATCTCAGGAGTATTTCTCCTAATAATCATCTGGCACTCCCCTAAACCGTTGTGTTCAGGATAACCTTCTTTACGATACTTTGCAACCTGTCTGTCAATTATATCGTGATTGTCTTTATTTCTTTCCTTACATGCTTCTGCTTCTTCGTATACACAATCTCTACCAGGGTGCTTCTTTACTGCTATATCATAATCACCTAACAACTTATAATAATAATCTTCTTGGTATTTAAGAAAAACATTCCCGTCCACCCATATTGAATATTCATCTTCAATAAATTTATGGAAAAGAACTTTATAAATCTTTGCTTCCATTCTTGGGCTAGTAAATAAACCTTCTCCCTTAAATACATCTATATCTATTCTTGGCTTATTCTTCTCCCCCGTTATTGCTGTGTAAATCATAATTCCTTTTATAAATTGACATATGAACTATTTCTGCTCTTGGATTGAATAAACAAGTATAACCATTCTCTCTCAAATCTTTATTAAACTTTTGTCCTATTCCTCCGTAATGCTGGATTGATTCATCAAACGGGACTTGTAACCAGTTTGTCTTATACATACAAGTATTATTTTCAACTATAAATGACTTCAATCTTTTTGGTCTGCTATATCTTTCCTCTAAGTCAGCCATCTTTGCATTTAGATTATCAATATCATCATCGGTGTCTGGAAGTCTTGCACCTGTAACTATCGTTCCTCGCCTTGCAGTTCTTTTATGCTCTTTAACAAAGTCAGTAGTGGGATAACTGTCATCATCTAAAATAACAACTATCTCGCCGCTGGCATTCTTAATGCCTATATTTCTTGCTGTGGCTAGTCCGTATCCTTCTATTTTTGTGTCAAAGTATTTTAAGTTTCTTCCTTTTAACATCTCCTCAGTATCATCGGTACAGTTATCCATTACTACAATAGTTTCAAAGTCTTGGTCAGTTTGATTTTCTAAACAATCTAATAATCCTTCAAGAACTTCCCTGCGGTTGTATGTAGTTATTACTACTGAGATTTTTTCCATGTTAATTTTATTTTATCTTTACCGTCTAATATTCTTATAATTGTTAGACCGTAACCATAAGGCAAAGTTACTTGCGGGTAATCAATCTTCTCGGCTACGCTCTTTAATCCGTAATCATGCTCTGTGTCGTGAATTAAAAGCAATGAATCTTGCTTCATTAAAGGAATAATCTTATTCAAGTCTTCTTCCACAGTCTGTGGGTCATGTGAACCATCGTGGAGGACTACATCAAAACTTCCTTCTATATCTAAATACCTTGAATCATTTTGTATAAAGTTCCACTCGGGGTTATCTATCTCAACTCCTATCTCATTACTCTTTCTTACATCACAACTTGTTAATTTGCCACCTGTCTTTTTAAGGGCTTCTAAAATAACATAACTAGAATAACCTGCTCCAAACTCAAATACTTCCTTTGCTTCCATGCCTATAATAACTGAATAAAGTGTAAGATAGTGTCTGCAAAATCCTGTATCACCTTTCTCCTGTTTTTTTAATATCTCTTCCATATTCTTCCTTTTGAACCTTTATAATGAATAATCTTTCCGTCCGAATGGTCTTTACCTTTATAAAATGTCCTATTATATATATCTACTGGGAATAACTTTATTCTTATCTCTCTTTCTAAATACTCATCTTCTACCTCACCTCCTACCATTTTATTCAAAACTTCCTGTTCTCTCATACGGCTTTCTCCATTCTTACACCTATCATACCACTTCTCAATAAAAGGAACTGCTGATTTATATGCGAATATAGTTCCTGCATTTATCAATCCTTCATACTGGCTTTTTGATTTTTTCTTTCTCTTGGTAAGACCTAAATCATAATCTCCTTTAACTTCATCTATATTGTCTTGTAAGTGTGCATCACAGTCAAGCCATACTACAAAATCATTATCTTTAAGGGCATCTAAAATTACAAATGGTTTGAATGAAAAATCAACTTCTATATTATCTCTATCAACCTTAGTTCCTACACCAAGTCCTCCTAAGTCATAAACTTTATAAGGATAGTGCTTTGAAACTTTTTCTATCCATAAATGAATATCCTTATTAAACCTTTCATCTGCGGCTGTTATTATAACCATTGTTTATGTTCTAAATACCAATCTATTGTTTTCTTCAAACTTTCTTCAAATGTCTTTGGGTATTCAAATCCAAAGTA